TGTAGCGGAAGCCGCGCTGTCCGCGGTGCCACCGACCGTCGAACTTGTCGACGTACATGGTCGAATTGCCGAACGCGCCGAGCGACTGCCAGTTGTTGTAATTCTGCGCCGCGAAATTGGCGTATGACGCATAGCGAAGCTTGAATATTTCCTTTGTGGTCTGCTCGAACCACAGACGCGACGCCCGATCCTTCATCACGTAGTCGTCGCCTTGCAATCCATGCCACTGCATGTTGCGCGGCGTCACCAGTGAATCCGCGATCGCGCAGAACCGGTGCAGCGCCAGCGCGCCGGTCGCATCGACCTGCTGCTGCGTCTTCTTGGCGCCGGGCCAGTTGAAATTCTGGAAGAAAAACGTGTTGCTCGACGTCGGCAGGATCAGTTGCGCGACTTCCTCGCACTGTGACGCATATTGCGACCGCCAAATCTGGTACTGCCCGAACTCGCGCAGGATGTCGTCAACGATCGCGGCCTCGCGATCGGAGATCATCCTGTTCTTGCGAATAGGATCGGCCGCCTTGTCGTATGTCGCAAGATCAGTTGCGGTGCTCATAATGCGCTCCGCTCCAAATATGAAATAGCTCGCTGGAGTGTTGGTATTTCGTCACAGGCGAATCCTAAAAGGCTGTTGCATCGTCTGCAAAGCAACCCTCGAACCGCGCCAGTCGAATGATCGTGGTCAACGTAAAGCCGTCGCTTTAAGTCAGACTGATGCTTTGAGCAGATAAGACATTTGCCTTCCTGCCGTTGAAACATCGCATTGTAGTCCGCGACGGTCAGTCCGTACTTGCGTCGCAGATTACGTTCGTGAATTTTCTCTGCCGAGCACTTCCGTTTGTCGGGATTGGCTGCGTAATAAAGGCGCACTTTTTCGATCACTGCGCCTCGATTGCGAGCGTAATATCTTCGCTTAGCGCTTCGATTTTTCTCAGGGTTGTTCTTCCTGATTTGGCGCTTTTCTTCGACAAGCCTTTCTCGATGGCGGGCGTAATGCCTACGCTTCGCCTCAATCTTAGCGGCTCGGCGCGCCGGACTAGTTGAGCCGCTTTGCATCGGGATCCTTCGGGTCAAAATTTGGATCAAGGCGGGTATCGGCAACGACCCATCGCTGCACAGCCATGAACATTTCCGTGCGGTCGGCGTCGCTGAGTTTCAGGCGGTCTGCCAGGCGCCGGAAGTCGTCGCGCAATTCGGTCTCGTTGAGGTACAGCACGGCGCCTTTGACGATTTTTCCGTTTGCCTGCACCACGTCGGCGACGATGGCACCGGACTTTGCGACCTTGCCGGCGCTCGACAGGAACGGCGCCTTGACCGTCTGGTTTTCGGCATCCCATGTGATCGGCTTCACGACGCGCAGCATCACGGGCATGGCATCGTCGTAGTTGTGCGCCAGCACCGATAGCAGCACGGCCGCGGTCGTGCCGGTTGCCGCCGCAAGCGCGCGGCCCTGCCACATGACGCGGAATTCCTTCGACAGCTTGTGTACGTTCAGAATTTCGAGTTCACCCACCGAGGCCTCCGCCGAACAGCGAAAGCGCCGCGAGCGAGCCGCCGTCGCTCCGGTCGCGCATCTGCGCCATCCGCTTTTTCCGGGCTTCCTCGGTCTCGTCCATGACCTGCTGACCGAGCATGTCGCCAAGGCCGAGATCGCCAGCCGCGGGCGAAAGGGTGCTACTTGTCTTCGGCAGCATTGGTGCTCCGCTGGTGTCGAGGGCTGTGCGACCATGCGGCCCCTCAAAAACAGCAGCAACGCACCGCGATTAGTTCGCCGCGCCGGTGAAGACGTCGAAATCCGTGCCGGCAGCGACCTGGGTGCCGCTAGCCGATCGTTTGAAACGCGCGAATTCCTCGACGCCCTTTGCGAAGCGCAGGTCCATGCAAAGCACGCGGATCGCGCTCCAAATATCGTCGTCGACCTTGTGCACGAGGCCGTTTATGCGGTGATAGCCTTGGTATTCGTCGAACGCCTCAGCCAAATGCGCTGCGATCTTGAGCCGGCCGGACGCCAGCCGCTCGTCAATCTCGGTGATACCGGCCTCGAAATTGTACCCGCCGTCGGGGAACGTCGCGTGTTTTGGCCGTGTATTGAGCCCAAGCTTCTTGTAGGTCGCAGCTACCGTCTCGCCGGTGATGATGCCCGCGCTGCGGCCACCGTCGTGCGGCCACGCCACCGGCGCATCCCACATCGGGTTTTCCTTGATCGCCGCAACGTGAGTGGTCGCCTGCCCCATCATTCGCACGGCGTGGACGATGTAGACCGTATCGTTGTCGCGATCCCATGCGCCGAGCACTGCGGCAAAAGGGTGCCCGCTCGATCCTGAACCGCTGTGCCGGAAGTCGAGGCCCCACAGCCAGCGCCAGTACGGCGGGAACGTAGCCGGGTCGAGGTTGTGTTTGATCTTCTCGACAGGCGTTTCGAACACCGAACCCTCGCCCTGCATGTCGCCGCCATAGGCGCGGGTCGACGCCTTGTCGCCGTAGCGGGCGACGATCATGGCGATTTCCTCGTCCGGGATGTGCCCGCCGTTCGAGACCGCGGCGTCGTCGATCGTCATCAGGATTTCAGATGTCCCGGGCTTGCGCTCCTTGAAGTGCTTGCGCACCGGCGACAGGCCGAGCATCGGGCTCATCGTCCAGATGATCTTGCCGCTGGTCGTGGTCAACCGCGCCTGGCACTCGCCATAGACCTCGAAGTCGCTGGGATCCTCGTCGCCCCATACAAGGTCGACCGGCTCGCCCTGCCACGCCTCGCGGCCCATTTCGAAGGTCTTGAACCGGATCACGGCGCTGCCGCCAACTTCGCGGCGCAGGCTGACCGTATCGACGAAGTCGGAAATGCCGCGCGCCATGGTCGGTCGGCCAACGATGTTGTCGAGCGGGATCAACCCGGTGCCGAGCCCGCCCTGCTGCCGGATGTCGCCGAGCAGTTTCACCTGCGCGCCGTCGCGGGTCTTGCCCGATGTGGTGCAGCCGGCCCAGCCGATGAACTGATAGGGGCGCTCGATCTTTGGCGGCACGACAAACCGCCTGCCCTCGTACCATCCCGGGTAAAGCGAAATGGCATCCATCGCCATCTGCGCGGCGCCGGCCTGGGTCTTTCCCTGCTGATTTCCAGCCCGAAGCATGATCTCAGGCGAAAGCAGATTGTGGAACGCGAGTTGCTTGCGGTTCGGACGGTAGAAATCGAGGCGGCAGTATTTCTGCCGGTACTCGATGTTTGTGAGCATCTTCTTGGCGTGGCGCCGAACGTCGTTCGGGTCGGGGCCTTCCTCAAGGTCGGGGGTCATTCGCCGACCGGCTCGTGCTCAATCAGCTTCGCATCCTCGGCCGCCAGCAGTTTCTCGTATCGCGTCAACCCCGAAAACCCGAACGTGCGCTCAAGCTCGGCGCGCGGCACGCCCAGCGCCTTAAGCCTGCGCAGGTCCTCCACTGCCGCATCCTTGTGGCTGACCGTCACCTGCCCGCCGACATTCACGTCCAGCGCTGTGCGCTCGGCAAACCCGGTGCGCGCCAACGTCATGTCGACAGCCTTGAGCGCCACCCGCTCGTTCTCGCTCCCCAGCAGCGTCGAAAGCCGGAACAGCGCCTTTGGCGCCAGCGAGAACAGATACTTCGTGCACAAGGCGCGTAGCGCCTCCTGAACGTCACCGCGCTGCAAAAGCGCGTGCGCACGCACCTTCGCCCCCTCCTTCACGTCCGAATAGCCGGCAGCCTTCGCAGCCTTCGACCCGTTCGCGCCGTTGAGCATGTAGTGCCACACAAACGCCCGCTCGCGCTCGTTGCGCAACGCCTGAACAGGCTCGGGCAGATCAGCAATCGGCGGCAAAAGCGGAATGGCGTCCGTCATGCTGCAATTCGTAACGTCGTTATTTTCAGCAGCAACGCACCAGCCGAATTCCAAAAAAACCGGCCCGGAATTTTCAGACCCCCATAACTATAGGACTGAATACCCGAGACGTTTAAAAAAGGACCGCGAAATGAGGGGAATACCCATTTTTAGTGATCGGTGTGAAATTTTCCCCCCACCCCCCTCGGCCTGGAAAAGAATATCAACGTTTAGTGGGGTGTTTCGCGCGCTCGATCATCGCCAGGTGCAGCGCCGTTCATCACCCATGACTGCGAATATTGAGCTAAACTATTGATATCATTGCAGTCTGTTCTACGCGTAACACTTTGACTGAGAGTGTTTGCCTGCTCGATCGCGATAATAGGACCGGATCGGACCTATCGTTACCAAGCATGTGCCAGCAATCCGGTGTTCTGTCCCATTGCTTGAATGCCCGTCTGTCCGTGGCTGATGGACTGGCAAGGGGACTTTCGATGTGGTGCTTCGCTGTTCGGCCTGTTGATGCGTCAGGCTGTCATAGTCTGTGCGACGTGATGGCGTAGGTCATGCGACGGCTTGGCATATGTGAGACTGGGTTCGCGCCCAGCAATATAGAGATAGATATGCTGGGGGCGAACCGCGTCTCACGTCTCAATGGGGCGGTTGCGATACCATGTTGCCCGGCTGACACCCTGCTCTGTCCACGGCTTGGCTGATTGCACGGTTTGCCTGTATTCGGCCCTGCTCATTGCGCCCTGCTCGTGACGCTGGGCCTGGCGTCTGGCGTTCTTGATGGCTGTGCGGCGCTTGATACGCTCGGCCTTGGGGAGATCGATGGCGCCGATCGTGGTGAGCTTGAGCCTGGCGCGCTGCTCGGCGGTGACCTTGAACTTCCACGCGAGCTTGTCGGCCGTCCATTTGAGCGGGCATTCCTCGACCTCGGATATGAGCCGTTCCCGGTCGGCCATCGACAGGAAACCGGCACAGGCATTGAGCCATGACGCCATGCGGCGGTCGCCGTGCCTCAGTCGTCCGATGTGATGCACCATGACGCGCGCGGCCTGATAGCCGTCATCGTTGTCCGGCAGCACCATGGGCCCGAACTTGTCATCGAATAGCCGTGTGAGTTCAGCGCAACGAATGGCGGCTTGTGTGCGTGGCTTGTGGCCGGCGCCGCGGCGCGCCTTGCGGGCATAGCGTTGCGCCACTTCGCGCAGTGCTGATGCCTTTGACAGCTTCGGAACGTATGGCGCCATAGCCCATGAAATGCGGTCTATTCGACGCAATCTGCAACGCACTCAGGTTTTCGAGCCAATAGGAAGGCCGCTGGTGCGTTAAACGATGCTGGGCTGAACTGTGGGATGGGGTAATTTGGCGGGTTTGGCCTTCCTGACCTTGCGCTTAGACTTCCACCGGGCTCGAGCTGCTGTGCGCGCGACGCGCCGGCGCATCGGTGCGTTCTTCTTGCTCGAATAGGTCTCGCGGCTGCGCTTTTGCATTTCTGTCGAAATGACCGGGAGCATGCGGTTTATCGTGGTTTTTCCAACGGATGCTGTGCGCACAGCATTGTAGTCGGCGCGCACGCGTTCTTCCCACCGATCGGCCATTCGTGCGGCTGCCTCGGCGTCCTCAACAATGACCGCTTTGATGGCAAGAACTTCGAAGGCTTCGGCCAGGGTCCGAGGGCCAAGCTTTTTTACCTGCGCGTCGCCGAATACCTTGCCACACAGCCCGGCCGGCCAGCCCGCCAAGCGCTCGAACGTCGTGTGCGTGATGTTGATCTCGACGAGGCGCTGCCTCATGGCCTCGATCATCGAGTCATAGTCGCTGAATTCGGCAATGCGGCGCTCGCTCATTCGTCGCCCCGGCCGCGCGGCACCTTGCGGCGGTTGATTGCGCCATGCGGCTTGACGGTCACCACTACCCCGTCAGCGATGATAAAATCCGCCTGCTCGGCCCGGACACAACGGGCAATCTTTACGCCCTTGCAGATCTCGGCGATGTGCCGGCGCACGGCCTCAACGTCAAAGCCCTTCACCCGCTCAAGATAGCGAATTAGCGCATGGTCTGAGACGGTCGGCAGGCTCATGCGCGCCGCCGAGCGGCCGCAGCCAGGTTGTCGAGATACTGGCGATGGCCGGGCGGCGGATCGCCCAGCAATGCCGCGGTGAGCGACTGCGGCGAGAGGGACAGGCGCTGTTCACGCTCGGCCAGCACGTCATGCGGCACCACCATGCGCGGCGTCTCAGGGATGCCGGCTTCCTTGCGGTGCCCGCATTTCTGGTAAGTCGATGCCTTCTCTGCCGGCTTCGGTCGCTGAGCCTTCTTTGCGCGCGGCGCATTCGCCAACCGGCGTTCGGCTTGCAGGTCGAGCGCGTCGCGTACCTGCCGTTCGGTGGCGCCGACGTGGTGCGCGATGTATTTGATGGACGTCCCGGGCTTGTGCGCCCTGATGCGGCGGGCCTTGAGATACTGGCCGTGGCTCAAACCGTATTCCGTCATGCTGCCTTCTCCTTCGTCTCGGTCGCGGCTGGCTTTTCGACTGGCTGCTCAGGCTTCGGCACCATCTTTTCCAGTGCCCGCAGCCATGCGCTGCCGATCGGCTCCCAGTTTTTGTCGAGCGGGTGTGTCACGTCACAGCTCCCATTTCCGGAGTGAATCGTCCTGTCTGTGGGTCGACTTGAAAAAAGCAGCGGCCGCGCTTGCCGGCGCCGATCTCGCGCACCTTGGCGCTGATGACCTGGCAGGAATTGCTGCTCGGATCGCGAACGACGATCAGGCCGTTGTCGCATTTGTTGTACCAGCTCATCGAGCCTTCGATGTCCGACAGCGTGGGGATCTTGCCGTCGACGACGCCGGCCTTGGTCGGATGTGCCACCATGATGACGGTGACGCTGTACATGCGGCAGAACTGCTTGATCCACATGATGCACTGGCGGATGTAATCGGTCATCGCCATGGTTGGCGGCTTCGCGTGCTCGATCTCATTCCAAGGATCGATGAGCAAAATCTTGACGCCATCCCGCACAACGGCCGTCGCGGCTTTGTTGAGCAGCCAGTCAAGCGTGTGCGGGATTTGGTCGAACGTGTCAGGGACCGAACACTGGACGAAGCAGCCGATCTCGCTGAAAACATCGAATTCCAGCGCCGTGTTGTTCCACATCAACGCCAGTTTTTCGCGGATATGGCTTTCGTTCTCGGGGACATAGAGGAACGACTTCACGCGGTCGCGCCACAGATTGCAGATGATATTCAGCAGCAGCGTCGATTTTCCGTGCCCTGGAATGCCGGTGACGACGACGAACTGACCGGGGTACAGCTTGAAAATCTGGTCAAGTTCCCACCAACCGGTGCTCATCGCGATTTCCGCGACCGAGGCACGCTGCGGCAGGTCCGCCAGCGCGTAATAGCCGGCTTCCTCGTGGCGCGGGTTTGCGTATGTTTTGTCGAGCATCACTGAATTCCTGCCAATGGGTCGTTGATGCCGTGGCGCTCATTCGCGGCCGCGGGGCCGGCGAGTATCCGGCCGATGTATTCGCGAGGGTCGCCCTTGGTGGACGCCTGCTCGATCGCTGCGCGCGCGAGGGCCACGTTTTTCTTTTTGGAGTTTAAGAGGCGAACGAGAAGGCCACCCGCGTCTGGCCCGAGCACCTTTTTCCCGCGCGTGAAATATTCCGCCTCGTCAGTCGGCGGATCAGGAGCGAACAAGGGCGCCTGCTTAGGCGCGTCTTCGCCCTTTCTTTTATTAAGTTCTTCTTCTTTGTCTCGCCTGCGTCTCGCCTGCGTCTCGCCTGCGTCGCATTTGGTGTCTTGATCTGCGTCGCGCTTATGACCTGGCGTTAGCTGATATTCGTTGTAATTACAGATCGTTATGATCGTTGCGTCGCGTCTCGCCTGCGTCTCAATCATCGTCTCGGTTTTCAGGCGTTTGAGGAAGCGAGCCACCTTGTCCTTCGACCACTTCCATTTCTCGGCCATGAACCGAAGCGAGAATGCGCATTGCCCGCGCTCGAGAGAAAACATGGTGTCCTTTACGCGCACCCGCGACGTCTTCCATACGGCGCAGCCGACGAGCCATATCCATGCCTCTCGTTCCGAATACGGCTCGGCGGCAAAAAATGGGTGATCAAATACGCCCCGATCGACAGCAAAGACGCCCATTATTTGGCACCCCCGTCGCGCCGCAACCACTTCATGACTGGCGCGCCTTGATGCGCATGGTCGAAAACCAGCCAGCAGAAATCCTGCTTGCCACCACCGGGCTTATGGCCGGCGGTGATGACGTGGCCAGGAGGCATCGAGGGGCGCGGGGTGAGGTAGTAAACCGCGGCGAGCGGCGTCCCCTCGAGCCAGCGCGCGGCCGCGAGTGTACGGGTGAGCCAGATCAGGGCGACCTTCCCTGACGTCAGCGACAGCGCATGGAGCGCGTACCGCTTGAAAAGCTTGAACGGAGGGTTGCTGACGATGTTGTCGACCTTGGTCCGTTGCTCGAAAAAGTCGGACGGCGGCAGCATCCCGTCGAAGCCGCGATCGACCAGATCCGTGCCGAAAACGGCGTGGCCAGCGGCCCGGGCAGCATCAACCACACGACCAAAGCCACAAGATGGATCCTGAATCGTTCCCGTGAACTGCTCGACCTCAAAGAGCCGCCGCGAGCACCATTCCGGCTCGACGTAATGCTCGGCAGCTTCGCGAATCCACTGATGCGAAACGACGTGAGATTTGGCGCCCGCAACGAGCATCAGAATTCCTCCCGCTTCCATCCGCCACCGTCTTTTTTCGGCTTGGGCGTGAACGCAAGGAATCGGAACGGATAGAGGCTGGCCGCGACCTTGATCTTCACGCGGGCGTCGTCCTGCCAAAAGCCCTTGACCTCATGAGCCTCGAGAACGCCGTCGCCGGCGAGCACGAAAAAGTCGACGGTGTAAAAGGTGTTATCGGCAAGCCGCAGCTTCACCGCCTCGAATTTATGCCATTGGATCTCGCCGGCGTGGCGCAGCGCCCAAAGGTGCGTGTCATAGGCGGTCTCGGTCTTGTTCATGTCGCCGGTCTTGAGCCGGCCGAGAGCGAACCGCGCAACCTGGTTGCTAGGCTTGAAGGGCGGATTGGACACGTCGACACGTAGAGCAGCACCGGGGTTTCCGGTGCGCTCCAAGTGTTCGGTGAGTTGCTTCTCGGTCCAGCGCATCAGTTTGCGGCGGCGCCGTTTGCGGTGTGGCCGTCCGCGTCCATCGCGTCGAGGATGGCACTCGTCTGGCTCTTGGGCATCGAAAGATCGCCGACGACTTCGGGCTCGGGCTTGTCCGTCTTGCCGTTGAAGGCATCGGGCGACGCGAGCACAAACATCGCGCGGGATCCCTGCAGATGACGGATGCGAAGGAGCGCGTCGTCGTCCGCGTAGCACTCGAAGGAACCCTTGCACTCGGCGCCGTCGATGGTGATCTTGCCGACTTCGATCGGCAGTGACGGAAGGCCACGCGCCGCGACGAGATCGACCGCCTTGCGCACTAGGCTGTCACCGATGTCCGCCGCGCGGTTGATGATGCGGGTCTGCTCGTCTTCGTTCATCTGCTGCCACGGCTTCGGCATGTGCTTGAACTCGGTGAGCACCAAGTCGCGCACATCATCGACGAGCTTGTCGGTCTGAAGGGTGAACTGTTCGAGATTCCCAAGCGCTTGGGCTGCACCGTTTTTGGCTGCCATTATTGCCTCCGTTTGTGTGAAAATTACCCCACTGACCTTGTCGCCATTGAGCGGGTCGCACGCACGGTTACAAAAACGCAGTAAAATCAGGCTTATTCGCGCGCTATGACACGCGCGTTCCGCATTCCATGTCGTTTGAGAATTTCCGCCAGCAGCGCTGAAACGGCGTCGCCAGACCAATCTCTATCGCCGCAAAGCCATCGCTCTGCCGCACGCTCTGTGCACCCAACCAAAGCAGCCAGTTCGGCAGCGGTTTTCATGGGCCATAAGAGCCGGGCAATTTCCGCCATCACGGATGCATTTCGCCTCAGCGGGAGGTCAGTGTCCGCCGCTTCGAAATTGTTCAAGGTGTTCTGGATCGCGGCTTGAACATCACGACAGTCTCGGAACCATTCACCACCCAGAGCGTGCCGCTTCAATTTGCTATGAAGCGCCCGCTCAAGCGTCCTGTTCCCGAACACTGCGGCAATGAACTCGGCCCCGCGTTTTCCATCTCTCCGAATGCCGGCGAGCCTGGAAGTTAGATCGGCGGTGTAGCCAATCTTAATCGTCGCGTCGTGACGGATGAAATAGACCATCGTCTTCATGCGAAGGCCTCATTCGAAGCGCTCGCCGAGTTTGACGTTGATAGCGATGAGAAGCTTGGCCGGGATTGGCAATTCGCCAGACATGTAGCGGCGCGCACTTCGCGGATCGCAGCCGCAGATGATGGCGACTTCGATTTCCGGCTTCTCCGGCCAGATCGCTTTGCACACAGCACCGACAACGGTTTTGACAATTCTGTCCGTGCCTTGCCGAAAATGTCCGTCGATTTCTCGTGCGACAACCCGCGGATTGCCGAATGATCCTTCCATGACGCAGCCCCTGTACTCATTACAAAACTGGAAAAACGACTCGAAGCCGCGCGCGCAGAAGCGCGGCGGCGAAACATGGTTAACGGCTGATTGGAATGGCGCGCTAATACCACATGGCGCGGAAGCAGTCGGTGCTCTGCGTCACACATGCGCTCGGAGCTATGCAAATTTAACGCTGGAACTGCCGTTTGGAAGCGGTCTAGCGTACCCGCAAGGGCATCTGTTGAATTGCCCGCGTGCAAATGTGGGGGGCTTCCGTGATTGTCGAATTTCCGACGCGCCGTTTTCATGCCGTGGCCTCAGCAGCAAGCGCCGCCGGGTCACGAGCGACCAAGGCCGCCAAGACTTCCAGCGTGATCTGCTTTTGGCCTTCAGAAGCCGCGAGACGACACAACGCGACCCAGTGCGCCGACGGAATGCCCCGCTCGCGCCAGCCGCTGACCGTGTTGTCTGCCAAAACAAGCGAGGCGGCGACCTTTCCGGTGCCGCCGAGTGCGTCGATGATTGAGCCCCAAGTGTGTGCCATGCCGGCGACAATAGTTCGCGCCGTGCGAACTAGTCAAGCGTTCGCAAGCCGCGAAACGACAGTCTCCCCTAAAAATGCTCAAATTTCAGGGATGATTGACCGGCCAGACACCATTGGACCCCGCCTCAGAGCCTTAAGGCTTGCGCTCGGGTACAAAAAACAGACCGAATTCGCCAAGGCGATCGGTGTGGAAAAGAACACGTATAACCCCTGGGAAAAGGGTAGCCGCGAACTGACGTTTGAAGGCGCCTGCCTCATTCGCGCCAGGTTCAAGATCCCGCTCGACTACCTTTTCTTCGGCGAAAACGCGGAAGAAATGCCCGCCAAAGTCTATAAAATCTTGGTCGAGGCGGCGTAGGCCGGCGCCCCATGCAATCAATATGGGGCGCAATCGCACTGTTCTGGTTGGGGTTCCTCGTCGGCTGCGCCTGTTGCGGGTGGTCGCCATCCGCCTTGGAATGGTGGTCGGCGCGCAGGCTCGCTCGACGTCAGCGGAGAACCGCGCAGCGCATGGTCAATCTCGTCAACGAACGGGGTCGCCAAAAATAACTGTTCGCACGGCGCGCACTACTGTTGACTAATTCGCACGATGCGAACTAAGGTCTCTCCAACGATTTGGAGGACCTATGCTGCACACCGCAATCGCCGACATTCTCCGCGGGCAAGAGTCCGTTCGCCGCGCCACCGCGCATATCGAGTGGCAGGCCGATCCAGCCACGCCCGGCCGCACCGCCTACCGCATCACTGGCGCCACGCGCGACGTCGTTCAGAACGCCATCAGCGCCCGCATGGAGGCCGCTGAGCGCCTCGACGGCAACTCCGAGTTCACCCACCCCGAGCGCATTATCGATGGCTGGCTGTCGCTCGGCTACGTCCTCTTGCCGCAGCCGGTGGCGGCTTGAGCGCCCCCCGCCCCTCACTGATCGCCGCCACCGCCGGCGTCGTGCTGCTGTTCTCATCCGGGATCGCGCACGGGACCGAACGCGGCATCATCACCTGTAACCAGCAAGGCTGCACGGATCGTGTCGCTGCGCCCCGCCGGCTGCCCGCGCGCACGGTGGTCGACGCCAGCGGCAATCGCATTCTCATTGGCGGGCGCCCCGCCGGCTGCCCGCGCCGATACTGCGGCTGCGGTCTGCGTAAATATCTCGGCATCGACGACAAGAGCCTCGACCTCGCATGGAATTGGGCTCGTAAATTCCGGCGTGCGGCCGCAGCGCCAGGCATGGCCGCAGTTCGCCGCGGTCACGTCATGCAGTTGATCTCCCACGTCTCAGGTCCGATCTGGACTGTGCGCGATTACAACGGTGGCCGCGGCCTCTCCTACATCCATGACCGCAACGTGCGCGGGTTCGTTTTTGTCGATCCGACAACGCGATTGGCGGCACGCCAATGACGCAAGATTTTTATCAGAGCCTGAGCAATGGCGACTGGCTCGCGTGGTCGGCGGTATGTGCCGCCGCATTGCTCGCGGTTGCTCTCGCCGCAGTGGCTGCAATCGAAAGCGAGACACAATGATCGCGCTCACATTCATCACGATCATCACTTCGGTTTTGCTCGGCCTCGCCGTGCACCACTACCGCGAAACCAAAGCTCTGCCGCACCGCCACTTCGGCTCGTAAGAGCATTTGGCTGATGACCAAACACAAAACGGGGAGACCGACGTGACACCAGCAGAAATCTCTAAGGAATTGGCCTCGATTAAGAACGAGGCGGGGGCGAATGCCTACGCAAGCCTGCACGTTGATTGCGATGGTTACGCCACCGACTCTGTGTACGCCGTCCTGTACCCGTACGGGATGTGCAGCACAAAAGGCAGCATCTCTGTTCGTGGCAAGACGTTCGAGAAGGCCCTCGTCGATCTCAGGGAGAAGTGGGCTAAGTATTCTGACGAACACCGCTCCCAAACTATCAGAAGCATGGCTTTGGCCATCATTCGCCTGACGACCGAGACCGGCGACTGCACCGACGCCGCGCTGCGCCAAGAGTTCGACGCTGCCCAGATCGCGCGATGGGGTGATGACGCCTGCAAGCTCGCGGATGAAATGGCGGGCAAAGGCCCGTTCAGCATCAAACGGAAGCGCGGCGCGAACGCCGCATAAGCAGTAACGCCAGATGACCGAACGTCAGGAGCAGCCGATGCCGAACTACCGCGAAGCCATGTGGGATTTGTACTGGCACCAATTCTACGGCGTCTCCCGTAAGGACACGTTGCGCGCGATGATTTCGCGCGGCCTTACGGCACGGCAGGCGATTGAAGAAATGCAGTCCATCGAGCGCGAACCGTAACAGGACCGATCATGCCGCGATTTTTCACCGTCATTGCTGGCGACAATCCTAACCCGCAGCCATTACGTCCGTTCTGCCAAGCGTGCGGCTGGCGCAAGGGTGGCCCCGATAGTTGGGACGGCGTTGCCTGCAAATGCAAATTCACCGAGCCGCCAATTGAGCGGGTGGAGGACGTTCACCATGACTAAGGGCCTCAAAGGCGCAATCGAACGGCTCCACGCGCGAGCCAATCCCGCAAGGCACATGATCGAGAAAAGGCTGGCCGTAATTCAGGCCAACCGGGATGACGTGTTCTTGTCTGACTACATCGCGGCACTGGAAGCCGCCATCCGACCATTCGCCAAGATTGCTGAACCGATCAACGGCGAAGCCGGACGCCCTTCGGCACTAGATGGGCTTGATCGCGGCGGCACTGGCGAATTGTTCGTGTCGAGCCATTTCGCAACGCGCACTCGGGAAGAACCTTTGTACGCGGACGATTTCCGCAGCGCGGCGAAGGCCCTCAACGATATTCGCACATAACACGCATTAAGGAGCCGACCGATGAACACGCTGGCTGAAAGAATGCACGAGGCAAACGTCCGTATCGAAACTCTGATTTGGACGGGCGGCATTGCTGCCGACGCGCCGGAAAGCTTTACGGACTTCATAAACGACGAACTCCACGAATGCACCCAGGTCCTGGCCGCGCTGCCATGGCTTAAGGCGTGGACCGATGAAGGGGCGGACGCCGATGAGGTCGCGATGGAGTTTGGCAATCGGGACAGCGTCGGCTTCCTCGCGCAACTGGCGAGGCCAATACCGCGCGACTTCTCGGCTGATGGAAAGAGCCACAGTTCCTCTTGGGGCCACTACCAACTGAAATGGGTGTTTGTAAAGACGCTCGAAGAACTTTGCGACATCGCGGAGACGTTTAGCGAGGAAGTCGTTGAGCGCGAGCGCGCAAAGATCGCCGCGTAATTCGCATTAACAGGGGTTATCCGATGCTCAAATCCGTCATCATTTCCCAGCGAGACAACTACGTGGCCCGCGTCGAGCGCATCGAAACGGCCATGGCGAAGCTGCAGCGGGAGTGCCCCCGCAAGGCCGGCTATCGCAAGCTGCTGGCCCTGTACCGCGACATGATCGCGGTCATCGACCGCCACGACAATTCGATGGTGGTCGCCGGTGCCTGATCCGACCAAGGCCACGATCAGCGCGACCCAGACTGCCGCGCTGTTTGGCGTGTCGCCATACTATACCCGCTGGATGCTGTGGCAGCACTTTGCGAACGGCGTCGACATCGACTCGCCGGCCGACGAGCGCATGAATTGGGGCAAGAAGCTTCAACCCCTCGTCCTTGAGCAGTGCGCCGAAGATCTGAAACTGGAAGTCCAGCCGAACGCAGGCGACGACTACATGCGCCGCGGCCTTCTGGGCTGCACCCGCGACGCTCAGATCATCTGCCCCGACCGCGGCCCCGGCGCCCTCGAAACCAAGTGCGTGTTCGACTACCGCACATGGATGAGCGATTGGCAGGGCGGCAAGGCCCCGCCGCGCCAGCATGAGATCCAACTGCAACAGCAGATGCTCGTCGGGGACCCGGACGGCAAGCCCTACACCTGGGGCGTCATCGCGGCATGGGTCGCGGGCGAGCAGCACTATTTTGAGCGCGCGCCGCTGCCTGATCTCTGGGAGAAGATGACGGACGAGGCCGATGCCTTCTTTCTCTCGGTCAAGGAGAGCAAAGAACCGGACCCCTTTGGCCTGCCGATCGAGGTGCCGCTGCTCAACCGCCTGTTCCCGACCGTCGTCGGCAACGTGCTGGACCTGACCGACGCAATCAACGGCCACTCGCTGGCCGAACTTGTCGCGATGTTCAAGTTCCACAAGGCCGAGGCGACGGCGCACGGCAATGCCGCCGAGAAGCTGCGCGGCCAACTGATCGCTCTGGCCAAGGACAACGAGGAAGTTCTGTTGCCCGAGGGCGTCAAGGTGAAGTGCTCGACGTCGAAGACCGGCGTGAAGCGCATGTCCGTATATGTGCCGGACTTTGCCGATGTCGGTCCGCGCGAAACGCTCAATCCTGACATCATGAGGGCCTGTTAATGTCTCAAGCGCTTGTCGTTCTCGAAAACCAGTTGAAGCCGCTCGCCCCCCGATTTGCCGAGGTGCTTGGCAACACCATGCCGGTCGAGCGCTTGATGCGCACCGTCATGATCTCCGTGGAGCGCCTGCCGATGCTCCTGGACTGTGACCGGCAGAGCATTTTCAACGCGGCAATGTCGGCCGCCTGTCTCGGCATCGAGGTCGACGGCGTGACCGGCCAAGGCTACCTGATCCCGTTCAAGGGCAAGGCCCAGCTCGTCATCGGCTACAAGGGCTACAATACCCTCGCCGCGCGCTCAGGTCTGACCGTCACCGGCGGCGTGGTGCGCGAGGGCGACGAGTTCGATTTCGAGGAAGGCGATAAAGGATTCGTCCGGCACAAGAAGAAGCTGGGAGATCCCGGCCGGCGCATCATCGCCGCGTGGGCAGTGGCCGCCGCCAAGGACCGGCCGCCGATCGTATCGGTGCTCGGCATCGACGACATCATGGCAATCAAGGCGAAGTCGCCCGGCGCGAAACGGTCGGATAGCCCGTGGAATGATACCGCAATTGGCTTCCCTGCAATGGCCGAGAAGTCGGCAAAGCGGCGGCTGGCGCGCTCGATGCCGCTCAACGTCATGCAGATGGCGGCCCGCATGGATGAGGCGTTCGAGGAACAGGGCCAGGGCGCGCATATCTCGCCCGACAAGGGCCTCATCATTGATGCCGAGTTCAGCCCGATTGCCGCGCGCGAGAAGTCGCCGGCACCGAGCACCGCTGAAATTCTCTCCCCCTCGCCGCGGCCCGCCGTCCCCACGGATGCCGTGCGCCCGGCCGATCCGTCCGTTAATCCCCCCGCGGACGGGTCGGCCACACTTTCAGCCGCCGACTATTGCGCGAAGTGGCGCACCACGATCGACAGCGCCACCAGCGCCGCGCAGCTCGGCAAGGCTTGGAACGAAGACAAGGCCACGCGCGACGCAATCGAATGGCCGGAAGACGGATCATTCGCCGCGCTCAAGAACGACGTCATGAAGGCAGTCGAGTTTCTGAAGCAGCCGGCGTAACCGGACACGGGACAAGAACGAACATGAAGAAAGCGCCGAAGATGCGGAAGATTACACTGAAGAAGGCTGGCAGGCCGTCGCCCGATCAAAGGCAGAAGATGGCCGCTGAGAGAGCGCGCAAGCTCTTGGCCCGGACATGACAGAAGAACGAACACAGGTGGCACGACAGGCGGGCCTAAGCCGCCTGGTCATAAGTGAGGCGAATTGCGTTCGCCAATATCGAAATGCTGGGACCCCAGCCGCGCCGCGACAATTGTTACGACTGATATGGGAGCCTGAAAATGTTGGAAAAGACGCGCAATGCAATTCTGTCTGATGTGAAGCGTATGTCCTACCAGCTTGTCGCAGATCGCTACGGACTGACCCGCAGCACAGTCGCTGGCATCGTCTGGCGCGCGAAAAACAGTCTGGAAGATCGAAAGGCTGTGCATCCAAAGGGCAACAGATGCGGGCGCGGGCGTCACGGGCCTGGTGAGCATGCACCAATGACAGCCGCCACTCATCGCTAACGCCCGATATCCACTGAACCACAAACAGGAGAAGTAAAATGGCGAACAAGTTTCCGAAGCAGATTTTCATCAAGTTTGAAGATGGCGGCACCGGTCCTGACTACATGAGCGCATACAGCGCCGCCGAAGACACCGCTGAGATGGGCCAGAAGGTCAAGATTGGCGTCTATGCGCTGGTTGAGACCATCGAGGTCAAAGGCGTGGCGATCACCAATACGATCAGCAAGGCTCGTTAGCATTCAGCCAGTCACCAAACACAGAGATGACCATGCTTAAGCCCATCGCCAATTTCGAATACGTCGGGGCCTGCCGCTACACCGGCTACATCCCGAAGTCGATCAAGTTGACGCTTGAGTGTGGCCACGAGCAGCATCGCAAAGCCAGCCAGGGTGTGCCGAAACGCGCTCGCTGTATTGAGTGCGAGAAAGCCGATGCCGAAAAAAGCGTGAGCATATAAGCCAAGAACGAACATGAAAATTATTTGCGCCCATTGCAGGAAGAAAACCGAGAAGCCCAACGGCGCAGTTAATCGCGCCCGTGCGTCTGGTCTGAGAATTTTCTGTGGTCGCAAGTGTGCGGGCAAGGCGCGGCGCAAACCGTACAAGCCCAAAGCGCAGCGGGTAGCCGAGAAACGTGATTATGACGCCGCTTATCGCTCCAAAAACCTTGCCTCGATCAAGGCAAAGAAAGCTGCGTACTTCCTTGCCACATACGACCCTGCGAAGGCTCGCGTGGAACGCAAGAAGCGAATGCCCCGGCACGTCGAGTACTGCCGGCAACCTGAGTACAAGCGTTGGAAGAAGGGATACGACCGCAAATATAGGTCCAAGCGGTTGTATGGCCCATTTGCAGATGCCGCCATGTTGGCGGTGGACCTTAACCGGGAAATCAAAAGCAGGAGCACAGACTATGAAATCCGTAGCCAAAACGGCACCCTCAACAAAACGCAAAGCCGCCGTCGCGAAACGAACGCAGAAGGCGAGCGTCACCGTTATCGGCCCTCTGAAGGCGTCAGTCTTGCGTGACGTTCTTTGGGAGACGCTGCTCGACGTTCGCTCAAACAACATCCAGGCCAATCGTGCCGACGCGGTTGCGACCCAAGCTCGCGAAATTCTACGAACTGTAAAAACTCAATTGCAGATCACGAACGCTGCAAAACGGTCTGTCCCTCAGGACATCATCGCCTTCGCAGAGTCGTGAGGTTCTCCGGTGGGGTGTGGGGCGCAAATGCCCCATGCTTCACCGTTCGCATATCTCTCATTAAGGCGAAAACATTGAGCCGAATTGAAACCATAGCCGAAGGTGTCACCCTCTACTTGGGGGATTGTCGCGAAATTTTGCCAACGCTGGGAAAGTTCGACGCCGTGGTTACGGACCCTCCGTATGGGATTGGCTTCGCAGGACAACCCACCAAATGGCAACGTCGAGCCGGTCACAAAGCAGAAGCGTGGGATGATAACGTGGTAGCCGATTTGCCCCGCATCTTGGGTTACGGCGGAAAGCAGGTCGTGTGGGGCGGTAACTATTACGGGCTAGAGCCGTCGCGCGGTTGGCTGTCTTGGTTCAAGCCGGATGCTCCCCCGAGCATGGGTAGCATTGAGCTTGCTTGGACCAATCTTGACCAAAATTCCCGGCAGATTAATTGCTCTATCAGTTCGACAAATCCCGAGCGCGTAGGCCACCCGACTCAAAAACCTCTTGCGGTGATGATGTTCACTCTCCGCGAGATTGGCACGGCACGGACCATTTTGGACCCGTTCATGGGTTCCGGAACAACTGGCGTTGCCGCTGCGAAGCTCGGACGCTCATTCACCGGCATAGAGTTGAATGAAACGTACTTCGACATCGCCTGCCGCCGCATCCAGGCAGCGCTAGACGCGCCGGATATGTTCATTGAGCGTCCTAAGCCAGCCAAGCAGGAGGCCATGCTGTGAGCATCCTCTTGGACCCCAAGATATTCAACTACGTCATCATGGGCCTTTACGCGGCGAACGTGCTGCGCTGGGGCGTCCACGGCGGATGGGTCGATAGCTTCTATTGGCTATGCGCCCTTGGAATTACCGCCACGGTGACGTGGGGATATTCGCGTTAATATGGTGCAACTGAACATGAAAACATTGCCCTACCCGCCCCCATGGCAAGATGCACCGACGCTCTGCCGTCATCTGTGCATCAGCGAGACGACGCTCGATACCTGGGTACGGCAGGGAATCCTGCCGCCAGCCCGCCCGCGCGGGGGCAAACGCATGTGGAAATGGTCTGAGGTGGACCGCCTGATGGAAGGCGACGAGGGTATAGTCCCCCAGGACAACACAGCAGAAAGGATGCGCCATGCTATCCATGAAAACTAGGAGCCGAACTGCGCTAGTCATGCCGGGAAGCTTCGCGGCAGTTATTAGCGCCTATAAAAAATCAGATTCGTACACGAGTTTGGCGCCCTCGACCAAACGCAACTATCTCAGCGTTCTTGATCTGGCACAGCGGGAAGGCGCGCTCGGCGCCTACAACGTCCAGACAATCCGCCCTGCCTTGGTGCAGATATTCTTGGACCAACTCGCAGAGACGCCGGGTAAGCAGACGATCGCGCGAACGGCGCTTTGCTCGGTGGAGCGATGGGCATTGGTGCGTGACCGCGTTCCATATCCGTTCATGACCGGAACCGAAGTGGTCAAGAGCGATGGCGGGCATGAGCCTTGGACTGACGATCAGGTGCAACTGGCCGAAAAGTATGCCCGGCCTGATCTGGCGCGCGTCATCACCCTTGCAGTCAACACCGGCCAGCGCGGCAGCGACGTCGTCCGCATGTGCCCGAGCGACATCGAGGTCAACCACGGCCACCCCGGCATCAATGTGATCCAGAAAAAGACGGGGGTTCGCCTGTGGGTTCCGTTCACCCCTGATCTGATCGAGGCCATGAAGGGATGGGAGAAGAAGCCAGGCCCCTATGTCCTGAAGCCGAACGGCAGGCCCTACACCCGCGAACTGCTGTCATGGCACTGGAACCACGAGCGCGACAATAACGAGGCGCTGGCCGAGCTGAAGGCGGCCGGCCTGGTGCTTCACGGGCTGCGTGCGACTGCGATCGTGCGCCTCCGCAAGGCCGGCGCCAGCGTCATGAACATCTGCGACATGGTCGGCCTTTCGGAGCCGATGGTCGCGCGATATTCGCGGCTGGCTGACAAAACCGAGCGCGCTCTGGCGGCCGTCCATTTCATGCAAAGAACGCCACGAGAACAGCCAAAACAAACACTTCAAAAGGTTGGCAAGTAACCCATTGATATTGCTTGGTCCAACACTTTATTGATTTGCGTTGAATCAGCCAAAATCAAGGACTTACAGGAGGGTGAAATGGTTAAAAAAGAGCAAATCGGGTCAACGGGCATGTTCATCTACGACGAGGAAATCACGATCACCCGGCCTGACTATGAGCAGGTTATCGCAGACCTCGACGCCGATACTAAGACGCAAAAGGACAAGGCGACGTGGCCAAAGGGTGCCCGCTTTCGACCGGCGGTCGAGGCGTACCTGGCGCTGCGAGACGCTAGATAAGCGGTGACTGCCAATATGGGCGAATTTGGAAACCGACAATGAAGATGACCCGCGTATTTGCGATGCCGAACTCGGAGACGTTCACAGTCGCCCCCATCGGAGCGTTTGTGCAGCGCTACCTGGCTAGCGCCACCGTCAGCGTAGACCCGTTTGCTCGCAATAAAACGTGGTTCACCCATACGAACGACCTCAACCCGCAGACTTCGGCGCAGCATCACATGGACGCTGGGGCCTATCTTGAGAAACTGAAGGCTGACGGCGTGATTGCCGACCTCGGGATTTTTGACCCGCCTTATTCACCGAGGCAAATCTCCGAGTGTTATAAGGCTGTGGGCCTGAAAGTCGGGATGGAAGAAACCCAAAACGGCAGGCTGTACAAGAGGGTCCGCGATGCGCTGGACGAGATTATCGCCCCCGGCGGGATCGTCCTCTCGTTCGGCTGGCAGTCAGCCGGCATGGGCAAAGGGCGAGGCTACGAAATGATCGAGGTCGCCCTCGTCAATCATGGCGGCGGCCACAACGATACGATCTGTGTCGCAGAAAGAAAGGGAACGCTTCTATGAATGAAACCGAAAGGCTTTTGCGAGCCGCATTATTTGCGCTCAACCAGATACCCAACACCGGCCTCAAGCACCCGGAGTTCAGAAACACCTACGCTCTGGCAAGTGCCATCGACAAATGCCTGAAGGATAAAGAGCCCGGAAAAACATAATTCGCGGACGTCATGAAGGAGCAATCGAATGGAGACCGTATCAACCCTCGCGAAAGTCGCCATAGAGCAACTACTGAGCGTTCACGCGCTTGCCTGCATGACTCGCGCTTCGGGAAATGAAGAACACATGGCCCGCGCTGCCGACTGGCTACCGAGCATCGAGCGCACGATCAAAAGCATCCGCGATGAGATCGAGGCGCGATAATTCGCGGTCATCATGCATAAGGAGAAATCGAATGGCTGCAAAAGTGACGACGCCCGGCTTTGTTGCGATCAACCACAACGGTCGCACCCCCTACATCATGACGTGGTCCGCACGGGCGCAGGCCAACCAGGTCAAGGATGCCGTTGTCGATAATTGGCCACGTCACGATGGCGTCCGGCAGACGTGGGCTGATATTCGCAAGCAGGGCGTCAGTATCGAAAAGGTGCGGATCGAGACGGTACGTGCGGTCAAGAACGGTTAAGGAGAATTTCGATGGAACTGGTAACGAAACGCGATATGGACGACGCCAAGGCACTCGGTGAGCGCGCTGGCCTAGAGCATTTCGATGACTTCGATGCGTTTATCCATGACATCGCGCAGGCGATTGCTGACGGTCGTCGCGCGACAGCGCCAATCATACAGGCTGATGACGCTGATGCTGGCGCGCGGCTCGCCTATGAACACGACGCCGACAACCATCCGACCATCCACTCCAACCGCTTCGCAGCGTGGTCAGAATTGTCCGAGTCTCAAAAGGACGTTTGGCGCAAGCGCGTGCCGATCTGCCGTTAAATTCGCCTTAATGGGCCGAATGCTCACGACAACAGGAGAGAATCTTGGTCGAACATAGATTGAAATGCTGGTGCAATTACTTCGACGCGATTGCATCGGGAGAAAAGACATTCGAGGCACGGTTTGACGATCGTGGATACCAGAAGGGTGACATTCTGGTTCTTCAAAAGTTTGACCACGAGCACCAGCGATACGTCAGCCCTCCTGGAGCGCGCTTTGGCTTCCAAGAACTCAGGAAGCGCATCACCTACGTCATGACCGGTGGACGGTTTGGCGTCGAGGCGGGATGGGTAATCCTCGGCCTTGGCGATGTTCAATAAGGAGAGGTATGGAATTATGAGCAACCGACACTTCAACGGACTGACGCCGGCAGAAGCCGAGCGGTTGGCCATCCTAGCCGAAGAATGCGGCGAGGCCGTCCAAATCATCGGCAAGATTCTGCGCCACGGCTACCGCTCGTATCATCCCGACGACCCCAACGGGCCGGACAACCGCGCGATGCTCGTCAAAGAGCTTGGCGACGTTCATTGCGTCATGGACTTGATGGCCGAGCTTGGCGACTTCAACGGCGCGGACGTTCACAGACGATCACGCGAAAAGCGACTGAGGCTCCAACACTACACGCACCACCAGGACTTCCCCGAAGTGGTCAACGGATAGGGGTGGTATCCGATGATGCTCAAAGCAGGATCAGTTGTGACGACAAGATACTTCGGCGGTTACGAGAGCGTCGAAGTTATCTCCGCAGCCGACAAGACTTACACGGTATCGAGATTTGGCGGCCAAGTCGTTGACCTTCTTCCTGACGATCAGGTTTGCAAGGTCGTCATCGATGGCACACGCCATTAGAGGGGTATGGGCGAATGATAACGAGAGAAATTAAGGGACTGCTTAGCCGTCAGGTGGCTCACGTCAGCGACGATCACGGCAGCATCAATCTATATTTGGACACAGACGATTGCGGCTCAAACATGCGCTTCACACCGGAACAGGCCAACGAGCTTGCTGATGTGCTGCGCGCCTTCGCGCTTATCGTCAGCAAGCCGAATGATCGGACATGACGCGAATGCTCACAGGAGTCTGAAATGACGGAAGATCAAAAAATCGCGGCTTCGTCCAATATCAGGAACGCCTTTGCCCTGTTTATCGAGGCAAGGCGTCATCTGACAATCTGGGAATTTCAGGAGGCCCTGACCAAGCAGATAACTGAGTGCGGAGGCCATGGCTTTGTCGCCAGCATGGGCGATGCCATCATTGCCGCAACCGGACGCACTAAGCCACCTGAGCCTATTGGCGACTGTTCCGGCTCTTATAGCGGCACCGGGTCGGCTTACTACACTGGCCGGGAGCCGCGCTAAATTCGCCCATACCGCCGCTTAAGGAGAATTGAAATGGACCCAGACACCAAGAAGCTTCTCGATGACCTTCGCGACCTGCATCGTCAGGCGACCGTCGAGCGTAGCCACTATTATTCTGGCAAGCTCATCAAGGAGGCTATCGAGACGATAGAGCGCCTTGAACTGAACCTGATGTCACGAGATGGCTTCATCGGGTCCAAGGGGCTTTGGAACGATTTCGTGGCGCAGTTGCCGCGCTGATGCACCCATTTGGCTAGTATGGAGGCTGAATTGGACGAACTAAAAGAGCTTGCCGACCGGCTGCTATGGCGCCCGATGGAGACGGCTCCAAAGGACGGTTCGCGCATCCTTGCGTATGGTGATATCGGCCTTCAGGGGACGGCTGTGGTCGGCATCGTCAAATGGATTGATATTTGGTCGCAGTGGGATGCGAACGATGACCCCGAAGAAGGCCCGTGGCCGTGCAAATTAATTTGCTGGATGCCGCTGCCGGAGCCGCCGGCGCAGATTGCGGAATAATTGCATACGTGTCGTATGGAGGCTGAAATGAAAATACTAGGTGTCTATATCGGCTACGATGAACCGCTCTGGTATCTCGGCCCGTGGGAATTTGGCATCTTCGACCAAGGCTGGATCATTGCGAAGCGCCGCGTGATTAAGCTTGAAGGCCGCTGGCCGAACTACAAAACAATTCACCCATTTAGGTAGTTAGGGAAAGCCATGGACATCGCGGAACTGACCCGACCGGGCGGCATAGTGCCGGTTAACATCGAGACGACAGCCGCTCTTGTCACCGAGGTTATCCGGTTGAGGGCGGCACTAAAGCCGTTTGCCGAACTTGGCTCCCGATTTAAGTGTCTGCCAGACGATCCGATTTGGACGGACACCGACGATGGCCTTGTGGCGGAAGACTTCTACCGGGCGTCTCGCGCATATCAGCAGTATGGAGGCCGAGATGGCGGAAAATCCTGAACTGCATAAGCGTTTGATAGCTCGGCAAACTGACGCAGAGCTGGAACGGAAATGGCGCAAGGCAGAAGGCCGCTGGTCTAACCAATACTGGGCACAAGAATGGCTGGATGTGGCTGATCGAAGAGCACAGAAGATGAGCGACTTTTTCAATTCTCAAGAGCCGCTGGGCGAGCCCTTTGCCTCAATCCTGCACGACAATGCGTTCGAGCTTTATGCTCGGTAACATCACATGACCGCTAGACGCCGCCGCTCTGTACGTAGCAGAGCACCTGATCGGCCGCGCTAATGAAGATCACGGTATGGCCGGTCGGGTTGCCATGCTTCCATGTGATCTTGTGCGGCGGGACGAGATAGCGCGTTCCCGGTGGGATATGCCGGCGGCCAAGCGGTTCGTCGGGCCGCGTGTCGGTGATGATCGCATAGACCTGGCCGTCAACCACTTCTGCCTTATCGGCAATATATCCGTCCGCCTCGCCGCAGCATGAGATGCCGGGGTTGTCCGGCTGCATCAGTGAGCGATACCATGCCTTGAGCCGTTCGCGTTCAGTGTCCTGTGCGAGGGCCGGCGCCGCGGTGATGATGAGCAGCGCGATCACTCGGCCGATCATTTCAGGAACTCCCTGATCGCCGCCCTTATCTCTGTCGCGTGCGTGAAACCGTACCACCCGAGTTGAATGCCGCCTGACACCACGGACGTCACGAAAAATACGGCGATTGCAAGCTGCGCGCGGAAACCCTTCATCTTGGTGACGTCCGGCTCCATCGACGTGACGCGGCTGGTGACGGCATCTAGTTTGTGCTTGACGTCACGAACGTCGCCCCGGATGGCGTCTTGAGCTTCATACATCTTCTGGCGGCCGTCGGCGGCGCGGTTCTCGTTGGCCAGGATCTGCTTGTTCTGGGTTTCGACCGTGCCAAGCCGCTCAAAGATATTGAGCAGAATCGTGTCGTTGGTCGGCCGGCGGCCCTTGCGCCCCATATGCAGAGGGGGTTCCTGTGTGCTTGGATCGTTCTCAGCCAAAGCGGTCCTCCTTCGGATCGTGGCGGCTAGGGCTGGGCAGACGTCGGAAGCGCCTGCTCAGCCCGCTGTTTTACTTCTTGCCCGTGATGGCTTTGACCAGATTGCTGATGCCGCCGGCGACGCCGCCCGTGGGGGCGCCGGTCATTGCGACCTGACGCTCGTTCGAGCCAGTCCAGACATGAACGCCGAGGACGCCGAAACGCGCGCCCCACCACGTCATGATAAGTCCCGACGCCATCATGAGGTCCGACACACCGGCCTTGTCGATCGCGACCGAATACATAATCAGCGCGGCCCAAAGCGGACATTCGACGGCGAGTTCGTAGGCCAGCACCGTGCGCCAACTGCCCCACCATCCGTCCGGCTTCGAGGCTTCGGCGCGGATCGTTTCATTGACCTGCTCGACCTGGGCCTTACCGACCTCGGCTTGCGCCTTGGCGATGTCAGCCTGCGCCTGCCACTTCGCGGACGCTTCAGCCTCGACCTTTGCAACAGTGTGAGCGGCAGCAACCGGATCAGCAGCAATAGCCTTGCTGACAGCTTCCGGCGTAGCGGGGACGTTCAATGCCTCAGCAAGGGCATTGCCTGCCCATTCGCCGAGGATGGCGCCGCCCGGAATAGGGATGAGCCCACCGAGTATCTTGCCGAGCGTCGGCGCGCCGATCGATGCGAGCGGGCCCGCGATGTCTTGCCAGTTCATGATGGCCTCCGAAAAAGAGCGATGATAAATTTGATGATGATCTCGATGAGCGATGGCACCTGTACCGGTGCAGACGGCCTGGCCGGTGCTGGTGACGGCACATCCGGCAGCGCCGGAACGTCGACAAGCTTGCGCACGATCGGCAGGATGCGGGTATACTGCGCCTTGCGGTCGACAAGGCCATTGGTCCCGCCGTTCCAAGGGCGCACCGTGGCGTCGATGCCGCCGGCGTCCGCGAGCGGACCCATCGCCTTCCACATCCAGAAGGCAGCGAGAATTGCAGGCTGGTTCACGGGCAGGCAGGCCAACTCTGGCTGCGCCTCAAGCGGCAACCCTGCCCGCTTGCCGACTTCGCGATAGCCATCCCGGCCGGTGATCTGCGGCGCGCCCCGGCCGATGAATGCCGAGCCGTCAGAGGTGCCGGGCCGGTTGCCCATGCGGTTGCCGTAGATGTCGTCGAAGGCCTTCTTTTGCCAGCCGGGCGCGGTGCCATACTTGGCGCGCACGGCTTCTGCGGATGCAAAGCGGTTCGGCCAGACCACGGCCATGCGGTCGGCGGAATAGTTGATGTTCTCAGTGAGATTGCGGATCGTGAAACCGCCGGTCTCATGATGGCAATGAGCCATCGCCACGGCCAGCCGCACGGCATTGTCGGTGATGCCGGCGGAATGCAGACGAAGCTGGCCCTCGTTCGACGCAAAGGCGTCGACGACTGACTGCGGTGCCTGTGGAAAGATTTGCCGCACGGCTATGGGAGTGAGCAAGAGCATGCCCCGACCATGCCAGCACTACCCTGACGAGCAACGCACCCGCCGGGAGAGTGCTATTTGCACACCCTGATGAGCGTAGCCCGGTTGCTCATCTGCGAGCGAACCCGTAAAGTGGGAACTGGAAAATCCGTTGGAAAAGGCAGGTCATGGAAAACAAAAAGGCTTCACCAGTCCGCGCGAAAAATTGTCCGCACTGCGGCGTAAGCAATCCCCTGAAAACTGAAAACGCCATCCCGCAATTCGACGGGCACGATGGCTATTATTACATATTCACGTGTGAAAAGTGCGCGGGGAAGTTCGACGTCCTATTAACGGAATTGGACAAATACGAAGTGCAGCCGGAACTTTGATAGTTCCGCCAGCCCCTGCTTATTCAGTGGGCTTTGCAAGCGCCTCTTTAGACTGCCTGAGCATATCGCGCCCGCCCTTGCCGATCTCGATCATGCTGTAATAGAGGCCGTCGATGAGTTGCCGCTTTTCCGGCGCTGGAATTTCCGAATTTTTGTATACGTCGCGCACAAGCTTGGAGTGCTGCGACAGCACCTCCTTGATGGCATCAAGCCGCAGGAACATGCGTGGCCCGCCGGCGGCCTCGATCCGCCCCATGGCGTCCGCGTCCCCCTCCTTGGCCTTGGCCATCCATGTGTCGAAATAGCGCTTGTCGCGCTCGTGCTCGTCGTAGAATTTCTGTATCGACTCCGTGCCGGCCGATGGGTAGCGCACGGCGAAGGCACGAACGAACGGGATGTCGGCCAGCGTGGGAGTTGGCGTCACCGGGTCTGGCAGCGCACCGGTCTTGCGTAGGGCCATATCCGCCGCCTGCAGGGCGTACATGCCGAGGCCGCCCGTCCATGACCGCACGTAGTTCTCGATCAGGATTGGCGAACTGAGCGCCCGCGCTGCGGGGCCACCGACCGCGCCAGGCTCGACCGAGGCCTCGCGCAGACCGGGGAACGCGGACACGATCTGCCCGAGCTTCTTCGCGAGTTCCGTGGTGTACGGCGTGTACTGATATTCGGGGAGCTGCTTCTCCACGTCGGCCGGGATCAGCGTACGATCGGTGAACGCCGAACGGTTCGCCCATTGCTCGAACACCGGCTGTACCGCGGTCGGCACGAAGCTGGGCGTCAGCACGGACTGCATCGATTTGGAGAAGCCATCGAACGCTTCCTTGTCCTTGCCGAGTGTGGCCGAGAGCATGCGCTCGGTGCCGGACCCGAACAGCACGCCGAGTTCGAACGGCTTGGGGATGCGCCAGATGTGGCCGTTATTGACCTCCCATCCGCCCTTGCCCTGTCGCAGCAGATGCTCCGGTTTGTTCTGCGCGTCGAGCGCCGAGACCGGTTCCCACTTATCGGTGAGCACGATCCAGAACAGGTCTTTCTGCCAGTCCGGCAATTCCTCATACCGCTGGTCGCCGTGGTTGGCGTACCACAACAGCACCGAGGGCAGGACGATGCCGCCGGCGACCTTGGCGGTGGTGTTGACCGGCCGGTCGATGAAGGCGCGGCCGATCCGATCCATGCCCTGGATCTGCGCGTTGGCGAAAGCCGTCACCATGTTGTAGCCGCGCATGCGGGCGCCGATGCGGGCGAAGTCGAGCGTCACCTCGCGGCTGGCATAGGCCGCCGATTGCATCGCTTCCTTGCTGGCGCCCTCGCCCAGCGCTTTCTTGAACTCGCCGATGCGGGTGGCGTTCTCGAGCAGTTCGGACATCATCCGTAGCGGCTTCAATGTACTTTCAATCGGGTGCGAGACGACGTTCCAAGCGCGTGTACCGAGGCCGGTTTCCGCAGTCAGCTTCGATAGGCTCTCCTGCATATAGCGGCGATCGAGCGCGACCATCGTGGCGTTCGCACCGCCCGACTTCACCCAATTCGAATAGACGTCGTCCTTGCCCAGGTAGCTCTTGGCGCCCTTGATCGTGTCCAACGGCGAGAACACGCCCTTGGAGTTGATGAACGCCGTCATGAAGTCGCGCGTCACGTTGCGCGCCATGAAGTCTGGCGACAGCACCGCGCCGGCCCGGAGGGTGCGGGCCGGAACCGCGAATATCTTGGTCAGCAGTCCCACGCTCTGCTCGTCGAGGCCCCGGAAAGCCTGCACCAGCGCGGCGTCGCCGGTTTCTACCGAGATACGCTTGCCGTCCTTCCACGCGCTGATTGTTGTGCCGTCATCGGCAGCCGTGGCCTTTACGAAGTCGATCAGCGCCTCAGCATCTGGCACGCCGTTCTGCTTGAGATAGTCGACCATATCGGCTTCGGCCCGGCCGCGCACCGGCGGCTTGGCCTCGGCCTTGAGGCCCTGTTCCTGCAGCGTCTCGATGATCCTGACGCCGACGGCGTTGCGCTCGGCGATCGACACGTAGGCGTATGTGTTTTTGATGATGCTTTCGAGGGGGTCGACGATGCCGCGGTCAGACCCCTCAAGCTTTTTGAGCGGGTTGCCGGGCCCAAAGCCCTTGCCGGCGCCGCCCGGCCCGCCTTCCTCGGCACCGAACACGCGGTAGAACGGCACGTAGTTCTTGTTGGCGGCGGTCATGGCGTCATACGCCTTGTCCGATAGCACGCCGGAATCCCGCAGGTACTGGATCTGCTTTTGCTGGAATTCCACGATCTCGGCCGCCGCCTTGCCGTATTTAGCCTCGCCGTCGGTGACAACCTGTTTGGCGGCTGCCGTATCGATGCCGGACTTCTTGCCTTGGCCCTCGATCTCTAAGGCGCGGGAAGCCGTCAGATAGGCACGCATGCCCTCAAGGTCGTCGCGCACCGGGGCGAGGATTTCCTTGAGAGGTTTGCCGTTCGTCTTGAGCGTGTTGAACTCAAACGTCCCCTGCTCAAGGAAATGCTCGGCCTTGCCGAACTGGCCGCGCGTGAGGCGCGCCAGTTGGTAGGCATCGTCGCTCACCGCCCGGATCGGGTGCAGATCGTCGATGGCCTCGGTGTAAAGCTTGCTCCACGACATCGGGCGCGCATCGCGCTCGCCGACGCTTACTTTGTCGAGCACGGCCTTTTGCGCGGCTTCGAACGAGCCGGGCTCGGGCGGCTCCGGGGTCTTCGGTGGCGGCGTGGGCGGTTTCTCGGGCGGCGGGGCCTCGGCGGTGCGGTAGTTTGGCAGGTCGGCCTTCTCGCTCGACAGGATGCTTTGCTTCACCACCGGGTCGCGCGCGGCGTCTGCGGCCACCTCGGCCGGATGGATACCCTTCTCCTGGTAAAGGTCGAGCAGCTTTTCCTGCACCGGCATGCGAGCGTCGCCGCCGATCGTGCGCGCGGTATCCACAAAATCCGCCGACCGCGGCAGGGTGCCGACCGGCACGTCGATGATCTCGCCCGTCGGCGTGCGCTCGATGCGCGCCACCGGTTCGCCCATGTTCACCGACAGGCCCGATGTTTTGCCCGTCGTGGAGAGCTTATTCAGCCGCCCGAGGCCGATGAGCGCACCAAGGCCGATGGCCTGATCCTGCCCCTCTGGCGTGTTGAGGTCGATGACGCCTTTCTCGACGTCACCGGGCACCTTCAACTGGTCGACCATGCCCTTCATGAAATGCGCGGGATATTGCTTTACGGCATCCCAAAGCCGCGACCGGCCTTCCGCCGTGCCCATCATGTGAGAGAACTGCGGAATGGTCTGCATCAGGCCGCCCTCGCGCGCGCGCGCGGCCTCGCCCTCGTCCACACGGCGCACCAGCGCGTCCGGCGCCTCGTCCGGCACGGTGACGCCACCGACCAGATAGGCATCGATCTCGTTGTCCTTGAACCCGGCAGCCGTCAGCGTGTCGCGCTTCTCGGCCGCCCACATGCCGACTTCCTCGTCATTGAACCCGGCCGCGCGCAGATTATCGATTTCTGACATTAGCGACCGCCGGTGCGCTTGAGGTAATCGGCCGGACTTTCGCCTGGCTTGCGAGGCGAGATGGCCGGCGCGTTTGTCACCTCAATGCCGGTGATGGTAGTTCCGGGCCCAGTCAGGTTTTTGCTGCCGCTGGACAGCTTGGCGGCTTGCCCCCTGATCGATTCCTGCAGCGTCTTCTGGTAAGGCTGCAGCGCCTCGGGCCGGCCCATGTAGTCCGGCTTCGACGGGTCGAGCAGGTCGTAGGGGTTCTTGCCGGCCTTCTTGTACTCGGCAATCTTGGTGTCGAGGTCGACCATGAGCCGGTAGCTGTTCAGATCACCGTCCTTGTCGATCTTGCCCATGAGCGGGTTTGATCCAGTGATCGAGCTTTTGACCGCGTTCATAAATGCTGTCTTGCGCGTGGTCAGCCGCTCGCCTTCCGGGGTGCGGACCTCGGCAAATTCCTTGCGCAGCATTTCGAAATCGGTCTTGTTCAGCTTGCCGTCGATGCGTGCCTTATAAAGCGGCTCAAGGCTGTCGATGCGATCCGGGTCACCTTCCGGCCGCCGCAGCCGATCAAGGTATCCCATGGCGTTCGTATTCGACGCCTGTGCCGCCGTCTCAGGCTTGAACTCACGATTGATGACGCCGATCATCCGTTCCTTGGCCGTGCGGCTCAATGTCGGGTCGTTGACCACAGCCTTCGTGGAAACCTGGCTCAGTTCTTTTGGGTCATCGCTGTAGAGCTTTTGCAGGTATTCTGTCTCGCGTTTGTCCGACGCCTTGGCCGCCTCCCGCTCTTGCAAAACGCGAGTATTGTTCTCGTCCGCGCGATCCGCGCGCATTTGCTGCCGAGCGTTCGCTGACAACGCCTTGAGCTTGTCCCCGCTGATGAATTGCGGATACCGCTCGCCCCATTTCTTGGCCTCGGCTTCCGGATCGGCGGCTCTCTGGATTGCACCGATCGCGCCGGCCTCGACGATGCCCTCGCGCATTTTCTCGGTCAGTTCCATACGCGCCCGCGCGCCGGCCGCACCCTTGAGGTACGGGCTGCTATCGACCATCGCGCCGACAGAACTGTTGATACCTTCAAGCAAATGCGGGACGGACGACGGGTCCGTCATTGCCGTATTCGACATGCTATTCGACATTTGCCGGACGTTCTGCGCGACGGCGCCGGCCGCGAGCGTTCCCATGTCGGCGGCGGTCTTCTCGAACATATGATTGCGTAGCGACGCGACGCGGGTCTCGGCCCACTTCTGCCCGCCTTCGGTCAAAAACGATTGGCCAAATTTCTCAAGTTCCGGCTCAAGCACCGTCTCGCGGAATTGCTGGGCGACGGTCGGGTCATTCGGATCAGCCTTTTTTGCAATCTCATTCCACTGCTGCGTCAGCTTGTCATTGAGACCGGCATACGCCGCCGAGCCCTGACTGACTTCGCGGTGCTGCAAATAGTCGACGACCTCGTTCCCGACGGTCTTGATCGTGCTCTCGGCCATGCGGCCTTGCATATTGCCGACCGCTGATACCGCTTCGGCAGCCTCGTTATATGCGGCACTGCCACGGCGCGCGGCCTGGAGCGCCGCGTTGACGCCTCGCTCGTCGACTTGCAGTCCGCCAATTTCAGGATCGTAGACCTTAATATTCGGCATATCGTTTCCTTAAAGAAACAGGCTTGCAATGCCGGATGCCGCCTTGAAGCCTGCGCTCCATTTACCGGCGGTAATGGCATCATCGGCCATCTCATCCTGCACGCCGGCGGCATAGCGCGCGTATTCGGCAAGTTTTCCGTAGGACTGAATTTGCGTCTTGTAGCCTTCCTCGGTGATAAGACCTTGCTGGCTCATGACCTGCTTTTGCAGCGCGCCCTGCGCAGCACCGGACCGCATCAGATCGAGCGCGCTGCCGGTGTTCTGAAAACCAGCGCCAGCAATCCCCGCCTCAGTTGTTCCCATGCCCATGTAAATCTGCCGATCGGCCATGGCCTCTTTGATCTGCGTCGACTGCTGCGTGAATTGCAGGTTTTTCTCGGCCAAGTCTGCCGCGATATCGTAGTTGTCCGCTTCAACGCGGTTGCCCTGCCCCTTGAGCCGCAAGCCTTTCGCCGTGGCCTGCGACTGGAAAAGGTCACTAACCGCGCCGCCAAACGCTCCGATCGTTCCTGATCCGAATGCCATTTATCTATCCTGCGTGCTCAAGTAGCCGCTGATCGCGCACACTGTTGCCGGATATGGACGGGACACGCGCCAGCAAATCATGCTGTCGAAGCTGTAGTCGTCTTGGAGTTCGCGCCAGAACGTCCCCGAGTAGAGAGCATTTTCTGCATAGGCCGCTCCGCCCGGTGCCTTGAAAAGCGCGGGCTTCAAGGCGGCAAATGTGGTGCCGAACGAGATGCCTTGCGTGTCCTGCAATAGCGCCGAGAACTGCTCGGTGCGACGCTTCTTACCCATTGCCGGGCCGTTACGCGCGCCACTCTCCTGCGGCGACGACGGCCGCACAATTTGACCGTCCGAGTTATAGGTGAAGCCGACCGCGACAGGCATCCCGTCCGTGAACGATGCGACGAATGCAGTGGTGAACAGGCCGTTGGCCACGCCATACGGCACCGAACAAGCGCCGTCCGTCACCAGATAATCGCCGAGGTCCAAACCTCCCGCGACGACCGCAACCGTCTTTCCGTTCAGATGCCAAAGGCCAGAACACCGCATGGTCGACACGCCGCCGAACACGACGTTCTGAGTTATCGTTGGCGCCACCCCATCGTCGACGAACCATGACGCCGATATGTCGGATTCTTCCTCCCAAAGATTACTCATGACCTCGACATGGCGAATGCCGGTGGCAGGGTCATTTGTCACAAGCGAAAGGCTATCAAGCAGACCGTCCGACGACGGCCCGACGCATACCCCCTCCACATCACGACCGGACCCAAGCGTCGTTCTGTGCCATCCGATAAAGGTCGGCCCTTGCGACGAGACAAGGCTTTCGCGCTTATATGACGCGCCAATCAACGTATTGTCTGCGCACTGCGCCCAGATCGTCGGCGTCAATTCTTCTTGAAACGCGATGCGCTCAATGCCCCGTGTCGCCAGATGCTTTGCCATCAGCGATAGATTTTGCGATGCAAACTTGCCCGAGAACACGTCGGCAAAATACTCCATGATTTTGTGCTTGTAGCGATGGATCACCGACAGCGTGAGGCCGGTTCGCGCCGGTTCGACATTGGCGCAGCCGTCGCTCGGCACCGGATGCGCCTGGATGCTTGTCACGGTCAGGACGTTGTTGTTCGCCGACGCCTGCACAAGCCATTTGCCGGCCTGCGTGCCGCATAAGATGCCCTGCTGATCCGACTCCATCCAAAGGATCGAGTTCACCCCCTTGGCGCGGAACGTGTACGAGATCGCGCTCGCATCTGTAACGGTCCCGTCCTTTTCGGTCGGCGCGAAATTGAAAACATTGATTGTACTGTCGATCGGTTTACTGCCGTCAATGCGGTTCCTGACCGATCCTGATAGCCACAAACGGCCCTCATGATACGTACCGCACCGCGGCCACCCAACCGTCCCGCCAAACATTCCTAGGCGCCAAGTGGTGACGTTGGTTGTATAGAGCAGCGCTGGGCCGAGGATTTCTGCGTTGACAGCAGATCCGCTACTGCCGGTGCCGCTCGGGTTGAACATCTGCAACTGCCCGCAATATAACTCCAAGTAAGTTGTTGCCGCAGATGTTACATAAGTTCCGTTATAGGAAACCCACACATATTTCCATGCGGTCGTCGTATCTGACGACACGATCGTCACCGGGGAAATACCCGCGAAAAGACCGGACGGGTCAATAGGGATTGGTGTCGACCCGAGCAGCGTTCCATCTGAGCGATGTGCGGGCAACGTCGCACTGCCGTACAAATCAAGGCGAGGCGTAAGAAACCTAATACCACCACCGCCCAACGACGACAGAACGCACATCTGTTTATTCGACGGGGGAAACACTGTGACTGACGCAATTTTTTGATCAGATGCGGAGGCAAAGCTCCGCCCAATATACGCAACCATGTTCACGGTTGCAGAGCCGGACAGTGTGTTGAGGGCTAAAGCGCACGACGCGGACGTTTGATTTATGTTTCCATTGAAGGCAGCGGCCAATCCCCCGTTTAGCGTCAGGTCGCCAATATTCGACGCACCGGAGAGTGATTGGCTGATCTGATTGAGCAGTCCCGTTATTTTACCCCAGCTCCAAAGAGCCCCCTGCGGATTGACACCCCAATTCGTGACGGAAATGCCGGGCGCGTTAGCGAGCGTGCCCGTGTTATTGGTCAAGCATGTGTAATAGGCATTGTTGTATTTCACGACCGAGGTGACAGCGGTGTACGACCCACCAACAACCCACTCGGGCGGTTCGGAAAAAAGTCGGACATGGCGTCCGATATCGGTCGCAACAAACCCGTTCGGCCCGATAGCTTGCGAAGCCGCAACGGCCAGCCATTGGCTCGGGCTCGACGCTGGCGTGTTGCCGACGTTTTGGTCGACCAGTGACTTGTAGTTGACCGATGAGGACGTAACGAAGTCATTAACTGAATAGGCCTTCGTCGAGTCATACGCCGCGAACGCCAGCGTCAGTTGCACCACGCCGGTTTTCGCAGATGGTGTAACCTGCACGCCGTTGGCGAGCGGATCGAGGTATGGGCCGTCGATGAAGTTCGCGGTATCCAGTGAGAACTCTGCGAACCCGTCCACGCCATTCTCGGGTTCGGTAGTGACCGACAGAAGCTGCGGCGCCACCGTTCCGCATAGAAGAACCGCGCGTTCCTCCGTCTGTACGGAGCGAATGTCCTGCCAAATCGCGCCTGTGAAAGGCGTTACAATTTCCTTGATGCGTGTGACGTTTCCCGTGGTGAACGTGGCCAACGTAGACCCGTCGATCGCGGCGCCAGTGATGGCGTCCGTCAATGTGAATTCTGTCGTCGACGTTACCGTGCCGATAAATGTCCGGTTTTCTAGCAACGCGTCTGGCGTGCCGAGCGTATTGAATTGCAGCGAAAAACCGGATGTCCAACCGTGGACACCGGTCGTAACCTTCGCAGGACTTGCGGTGGAAATGCTGACGACGGCTTGCTCGTCATTCGTCATCACAATTTCTGTGCCGACCCGGAACCGCAAGTATCCGTCTGTAAATTCCATTTTGTACGGGACGCTCTCCCGGAAGCTGAACCCAACCTCGCGGCCAGCCGAACCGCCGCGTGTCGTCCCGGCATGGATCGTGCCCGGCCGGCGGGTCCACGCGCCAGAGTCGAGCGGGATGCCGTTCAGGCAGACGTTCATCGCGGTAACGTAGTCGGGGCGGTCTATCCGGCCTTGACCGGATTTGCTCCATTCACCGCCTAAGAAGCTGCTGCGAACATATGAGGCGTCTGCCACTGGCTAGCCCCTACATGCAATGTAGTCGTCAACGGGCAATTCTTCCGACCCAACCTCAATCGCGTTGACTGTGCGCGCCTCGCCCATGAACAGCTTGTAGGCCGAAGCAATTGTCTGCAGCTTCGATCCAGACTGAGTGAGCGGCTCGCAAATCGCCGTCGCGATGCGGCATGCCAAGCCCTCGCAGAACATATCGTCGAAAGCCGAGACCTTTGTCACATCCGCGACAAACCGAAAGATGATCGGATCGGTTTGCTGAGAGACAATGAAATTGCCCTCAAACTCCCAATCGTTATAGGCAAGGCCAGAAGGCGCGCCCATTCTCGAATTAGACCCAGCCTTCGGACTTTGCCCCGCCTCACGGAGAAAGCCGCTTGGCAACCGGAACGCATTTCGGGTGGTGCCCTCGGACGACGGGCCACTGCCGATCGGATAGATGATCGGTATCGCCTTGATCGTCGCATCGAGGACGCGCCACTTGATCGAACTGACGGCGATTGTCGGCGTGCGGGACCAAGCATTCGCGACGTTTGTATTCGTCCAATGCACCCCGCCGTCGGTCACCGGGTCGTGCCCGATGTTTCCGCTGCCGACCGACGAATAGATGAAGTGGTCGGATCCAGTCACCGTTGCCGCGGCGGCATAGGTAGCGCCGATATCGAACGCAAGCGGGCCGTCTGCCGGCGTGATCCCGAGGTTGACCTCGATCAGGCTTCGCCATTGCGAGCCGCCGCTGCTGACGACCTGGTTGCGGCCATAGGTGACCGTGGAGTCGTAAGCGGTGGCAGTCGACGGCACATCGGAATTGCCGTTCTGCAACGACAAATATACCGCATACGATCCGGCGACGGTGCCCGGCTTATAGACAAGTTCGCCCGACGAATAGGAGGTCGTGCTGCTATAGAGCGAGACCGTGAGCGGGCCGAAGTACATATCCCAAATATCGGTGTCGCCCGGCGTGTTGTTGATGTTGTCGGGCTCGTTCGAAGTCCACAACTGCCCGTTCGTGTCAGTGACGATGGCGCCAGGCAGGTAGGTTTTCGTAGCGTCATAGGCGGCCGGCACTATCAACATTGTGCTGGTGTCGACCGGGCGCAGGACTGCCTTTCGAATGGAAAACCGCCACACGTTCCGGCGCAGTTCGGCGCGCCTCACCTTGTCGTAGGCGAACGCGGTCTCGAAATTGTTCTTGCTGTCCTCGGTGACGGCCGCAATATGCGTCCCGCCGGTATGCTGAATGGCCCGGTTTGCGATGTCGAGGCTATCGAGAAACGGCACGGGTCAGCCCTCCGGGCGACGGCAAGTTGATGCCAGATCACCGTAGGGAAAGGCGGGTCAGCAGCAACGCACCCGTCAATCCCCTAATGTTGGGGGCTGTTGTCGCAATTTCTGCAAGACGAAGGCGGCTCGCCGCAGTTTAAATTTGCTCGCAGACACAGCGGCCCGCGCGAGGGCCAGCGCTATCCCTGTAATCGTGTATGCCCCAGGGGCAGCCAACAGGCGCCACGTAAGGCGCGTCTGAGCGGCAATGCCAGTGATCGCGTAGGCACCAATGTCTGCGGCCAGGCGCACACCGCGGCCCGTCCTGGCCGCAATGCCGGTGAGCGCATATGATCCGACCGCCGCAAGAAGGCGAATGGTCCTGCGCGTCGCCGCGGCAATCCCGGTCAAAGCATAGGACCCGGTAACCGTGCCCATGATGAAAAGCCGGCCTAGAAACGCCGCTATCCCCGTGAGGGCATAGGCGCCGGCGACAGTATTCATCGTCGTGGTCGTCAGTTGGAACGCCGAGAATCCTGACGGTGGAGACGTGCCAAAGGCAGACGCCCCGAAGTTGCCCCGCAGTTTGTGCGATGCGTCGAACGAGCACCCTGCCGGGAATAGCGCGGTATTCGCGGTGAACGTCACCCACGGATTCGTGCCCGCGGCCGGATCGCCAGATGCGGACCACGTACCGTTCTTCCCGACCCATGCCTTGCCGGCGTCATAATCGATCGCAAACATCACGACGTCGCCCTGTACCGGCGCCGCGAGTGAATAGTTGTTTACTACCGTGAATCCGTTGTTGTAGGTCGTCGTCGTCGTCGAATTGACGGCTGCGCCGATCGCGCTGTTCCCGATATACGTTGCGAGCGACGCGGCACCCGACATCCACCCGAGCATGAGGTTTGAGGTGCTCGCGGTAACGATGGTCTGCTCGTAGTAAAATTTACCGGTCGACCGAGACAGTGTGGCGCGAACAGAATAAAACGCCCCGTTGCTTACGAGGTCGAGATCGCCGTTCGAGAGCGTAATGCCCGCGCCTTTATCGGATGGGTTCCATGTGACGACGGCCATACGCGGCCTACGTCATCGTGAAGATGCTGCCGCTCGATGCGCCGCTGTTCCACGCAACGGTAAATGTGTCGCCGATCTGCAAGGTGAGCGCGGACCCGTAATCGAACCAAGCGATGAGCTGGTCCGAGGCGGCGGTGTCGTTGTAGATCGCCGCATACTGGAACGGGCCAATCGTTCCGCCCGAAGCAGTGAACGTAACGTTATTGCCCGAGAACGTCTGCGTGCCGGTGGTCTGCGACGATGACGGGCTCGCAATCGCGGTGCCGCCGGTCGTATAGCCGTTGCCATTCGCGACCTGCGTGATGTTGCCGATGACGGTATTGCTCGCAACCGGCGCACTGTTCGTCAGGACGACCTTGCAGGTGTCTGACGCAAGATTGTGCACCTTGTTGCAAACGTCAGCGACAAAGCAGTGGAATTTGTTGTAAGCGGCCATGGCTCAGATATCCTTCCCGGTCGCGCCAAGCCGGCCGATATCGGCGTACATCCGGTGATGAATCGGGCCACGGTAAAGCCCAATACGCCGCAACAGCATCAGCGCGCGGTTCTTGTTGCGGTAGAAGACATTGAGAACGAAATTGCGAATGCGGTTCATCAGTCCTCCGCAGTCGGGATGCGACAGATTTCCAAGTAGTTCGCCGTGAACGTCGCGACGACCCACCGGTATGAGCCAGGCGGCAGAGAGATTGTCTGCTGGCCGGCCGTGGCCGTGATCTGTGTGATGCGGGCCGTGTAAGTCGAACCATCCGGCCCGAGGCGCTGCAGATCGATCGTGCCGGTGCCGGTCGACTTCGTTTCGATCCAGTACGAGCCGCCGCGCAGCGTGAAGGCCGCGGTGGTGCCCGTTCCGATGTTGGATTGGACGAGGCGTTCCGGCGTGTTGTAGGTCATGCGTTACGCCACCGCCAACATGGGCGTCCAGCCGCCGCCGGGGATTGGGCCACCGAAGCCGGCCAGACCGGTCGTCTCATTCAAGGCGTTGTAAGCCGTATTGACCGCCGTGAAATAAGCCACGTCGGCATCGGCAATCGCCGTCTGATAGGTGGCAAGGTTCGCCGCGACGTAGCCGTAAGCGACGAAGGCAGCCGCCTTCGCCTGCTGACGGACGCCCTCGGCGGCCAAAACCGCCGCGCGGAAGGTCTGCTGGCCTGAATAGGACATAGGCTACCCCGCGATGTCGAAGCCGGCCGCGACGACCTGCTGCTGGTTTGCGAAAAACCGCTCGAACGCCTCCATCGCCTTGAGGACCTCGACTTTCGTCGGGGTCACTCCGTCGAGGATACGAACCTCGAACAAGGCGGTGGCGGCCGATGATGTGCCGACGGTGAAGTCCGAATACTTCGAACCTTCAACGCCGCGCGCGAGAGCAACGTAATGGTCGGCCATCGTTCACCTCTAGTCCGTGTACGTGCAGCGCACGCCGAGGCGGCCGGTGCCGGTCGTCACGGCGGTCGTCTTCACCGTCGCCACGATGTCGAAATAGCCGCCCGGATCGCTGGTGAGGCCAACGGCCTGCCAGATCGGCTGGGTGCGCTCGTCGATCGTGTAGCTGCCGGACTGATTGACCGCCTCGGTGATGGCCACCGCAGAGGCGCAGTCAATGACAGCTGCGAAGAAGTCCTGATCGATGGCCGCCGCGGCAAGCAACGCAGTGGGCTTGCCGCCTTCGCCGTCGGTCGCGTAGTAGAGACCGAGGTCGAACTTGCCGGCGCCCTGTGCCGCGCTTTCGAACAGAAGGGACTTGACCTTGCAGTTCGAAGGGATGCGAACGAGCTGGTAGGTCGCATCAGCCGAGGACGAGGCGATAGCTACCGCCGAACCTTCGACCGATTTGAGGACGCCCGGGCCGCCCTCGCCTGCGGTATTCGCGACCGCCGGCGAAGCATCGGCATTGGTGATGAAGCTGGATTTGACGTGATCGACTGCCATGTTGGTCGCTCCTTACGGCGTTACGTCGGCTGCGGCCGAGGCATCGGCGCAGAGAACTTGCAGCAATCGGCCCGGCTCAAGGCGCGTCGCGCCGGACGACATCATGGTGTAGATCTGGTACGGCAGGCCGCTCAGATCCTTGCGGCGGTCGACGTCGTTCTCGGTGTCCTTCCAGATGCCGAGATAGAGGCCCGACTTCGCCATCACGATGTTCTGCCGGACGCTCGACGATGAAGTCAGACGCTCGGAATAGACGATGTTGAAGCCCAGGAACCGAGTGACCTTGCCGTCTTCAAGGACCGGCTTGGTCGAGAACTCGTTCGACGTGACCTGCACCTGATTGAGCAGATCGCTTTCGCCCTGCGAGTTGGTGACCCAGGTCAGGTCTTCCATCTCCATGTCGACCTGCGCCTTGCGGAAAGCACGGCGCGCTTCGATCATCTTGGCGACAGTGAGGCCCGATGCCGCGGCAGAGCCGAAGGTGGAGGGAATCTGCCAGCCCGCGCCGGTGACGGTCGAGCCGGTATTGAAGGTTTCGGTCGACAGTGAGCCGGCGTCGGTGCCGATGCTCGCATCCGCGAAGGCGGCAGCGATCAGACGGTCATCCCATTCGCGGGCGACGGCGGCGGCGGCGACATCGGAATACTGCGACGTCGGCTCCAGCGCGGTCTTGAGCTTGTCGAACGAGTCGATGAGCTGGTTGGCGTCACGGTCGACCGGGAAAACCCAGCGGCGCGTGAAGTCGACATCCTGGCGGCCGATCGGAGCGAAGCGGCCAGCCGGCGGCTTCATCTGAATGGCGCCGACATACTGGATCGGCGAGGCCTGCTTGCCGACGTGGAAGCCTTCCTGCACACGGCCGCGCAGCTTGGACTGCTTCTGCTGCAGCTTGAGGGCAAGAACGGTCGAGAATTGGGTGGTGAAAAGTTTCGGAAGATTTTCGGACATGGCTATCCCGCTGAATTTTGGGTTGATCGAACATCTGCGGTCTTGCCCATGCGCATGCGCGCGGCGGGGACCATCAAACCTTCGGTCTTGCCCTCATCGGGGACCGTCACTTCCGAACCGGCCTTGTCCTTTCGGGAGCCGGACGCTCGGGTATTGTTTTCTGATTACGGTGAGACGTTCGCGCCAGCAACGCACTCAGTTGCTGGCGCGTAGGTTAGATCGCGTCGAGCTTGATCTTGGCCTTGCCGAGCATCTTCTTTGCTGCGTTTAAGCGAGCAATTGCAGGGTCATTCTGCATATCACGGCCCTGCAAGCCGCCCTTGAACGGATGCCCGCAGTACGATTTTCCGCTGATGATGCAGCCGGACGCATTGCAGCCGCTGCAGCAATCGTGGACCGTCAGTCCCGCGAATTCAGCAACGGGCTTTGGCTTGGGCGCCTTGGCGACCTTGCGCTTGCGGCGCGCACGGTTGGCTTTCTTGGTCGGTTCGGTGGCGGGTGCTTCTGCCACGCTCATTGTGCACCGCCATCGATCATGGCGTTAAGCCGGTCCATTTCCTGCTTCTCGGCCACGCCGCCCTTGAGGTATCGATCGCCCCAGGCTTTGTCGGCCATGAGTTCGGACTTGCGAGCCACCGCGCCCTCGCGCGTATGGACGGTGCCGCCGGTGGCGCCGCGCTCGATAAACGCATCCTCGCTGGTGCCGGCGCCGATCTTGCGCATGGCCTCCATGACGTCCTTGTAGCCAATCTGGCCTTCCAGCGCCTTGACCGCTTCCGGCGTGATGCCGAGCCGGCGCGCGCCTTCCATCGCCTTGAGATGGTTGAAGTCGAAGTTAGGGCCCCAATCGGCTTTCAGCTTGGCCTTTTCTTCGGCCAGCTTGCCGGCGTTGATCGTCGTTTCGGATGATCGCGCGCTGTCGAGGCTTTTCTGCACGTCGGCGGCGATTGCCGCCGCGGCCGCCTTGGTCAGGCCTTGAGCGTGCGCAGAAGCGCGCAGCGTTTCGGCCAGGGCTTCCGGCATCGGGTTGCCGTCAGCGCCCTTGACGGACGAAAAATCGTATTCCTTCGGATCGGCCGGCGCGCCGAGGCGCTGGTGAAACGCCTTGATGTCTTCCGGCTTTGCGTCGGCCTTCGGCATCTTGATGATTTGATCGGCCGGAACGCCGAAATACTTCTCGGCCTCGCGCGCCTGCTTCGTCGCGGCGAGCGCAATTTCCTTGGCGTCGTCCTTCTTCCAGCCTTTGTTGTCCCAGTGGCCGATGGTTTCAGCGTCGATGCCATCGTACCAAGGCTTGCTGCCGCCGGCTGCCGCCGCAGCCGCTGCTGCTGCCGCAATGGCGGCCGCATCACCGCCCCCGCCGTCGACGCCCTCGGGGGCATACATGGGAAGGGGTAGGCTCAAAAATCTATGCTTCATGGCTTGTCGCTCCTTGCGCGGGCCGGGTGTGCAACTTCACCAGTTGCTCGGGGGTCAGTTCGAGGAAGTTTCGGATACGCAACATTGCTTGGCGGCGACCTTCCATGACCAAGGATTCGTCCCGGTCGCCGGTAAAGGTCGTCTTCCGCTCGTGGCAGAACTCGGAAAGGTCGGCGAGCGCGGGGCTTTTGCCGTCGCCGAATTGAAGCTGATACGCGGTTTTCCAGTCAGCAAAATACGCGAGGGCTTCGGCTTCGGTCATGCTCAGACCATGCCCGCCGGTGTGGTCTTGGCCAGAACCGCTTGCGCCTTGACCATTGCAGCCTCGGCCGGGAGCGCTGCGACGCGCGCCTGCTGCGCCTGCGCGTCAGAGCGCGACTTGCGCTTCTGCGCCATCTGCTCGCTCGTCGCCGTCCAAGTTTCGCGCACGCTGTAGATCTCGGCGAGATCGCGCGACGCGGTGTCGCTATTGACCGGATCGAGCCACGACGGGTCCTGCATCTGCTGCGCGATCTGCGTCAGGTTTTCGACCCATCGATTGAAGCCGGCCGCCTCGCCCATCTGTGCGGCCTTTGCCAACGGCGACGTATCGGTGATCTCGTAGGCGCCCATCGCCTCGCGCAGCCGCGGCGGCATCGGATTGCCGCCAAATCGTTCCTCGAAGAAACCCATCTCAGTCATCAGGTCCAGTTCGCGCTCGGCCAGACCGCCGACGTATTCTGTGTGCTGCCGGCCAAGCGTCGGCGCGACAAGCATGCCCTTTTCGTTCACAAGCTCGATGACCTGCGTGGCCGTCATGTTAGGGTGCTCGGACAGCACCTTGAATAGCGACACGAGAAACACGTCGTCGATGATCGAGCGTTCCTCGCCCATCATCTTTTCGGTGATCTGGATGTCGCCGACCGGCAGCGTGTGCACCATCGGGCGGCCATCGGCATTGACGCCGCCCTTGTTCATCGCGCCAGGCCGCATGTCCATGCCGACCAGCCCGTCATCGGCGAGCAGCAGCACCGGATCGCCGGCGCGGTGGCCAGCCTTGAGGAACGTCACCTTTTCGGCGTTGAGCGTCTTGAGCGACGGCAGCACGATTTGTGCCGGGCCGCGGCCGTACACCTCGCCGGGCGCCTGATCGTAGCGCGAAACCGCATACGGGAAGACGCGGTAGCCCTTTTCCGCCTGCATCAGGCATCGGCCTTCAAGCGACAGGTAATGCGATGAGAACGGCAGCGAGCGCTCGTCCAGTGCCTCCGGGTCGTATTCCTCGCCGCGCGGCCGGACGCAATGCAGGAAATTATACGGCCACTGGCTGTTTTGCTCCAACGGTGCGACGAGACATTCCGGCAACGCATCGCGGCCCCACTTCTGCACCGCCTGATAGGCGGTCAGCTTGAACCAGCGAATGATCCGGTCGACCTTGCCTTGATGATTTTCGCCGTAGAACGTCTCGCCAAACGGCACGCTCTTGTAGCGGAAGCCGCGCTGTCCGCGGTGCCACCGACCGTCGAACTTGTCGACGTACATGGTCGAATTGCCGAACGCGCCGAGCGACTGCCAGTTGTTGTAATTCTGCGCCGCGAAATTGGCGT